CCGTCGCGCGGGCCGGCCGCCTCGGCCAGCCGCGGCGTGACACGGCGCACGTGGCGCCCCTGGAGGAACAGCAGCGGGCCGAGGGCGGCGGTGGCGAACGGGTATCCCATGAAGTCGATCCGGTGACGAGGCTGGCGGGCCCGGCGCGCAGGCGCGCCGACATGCGTCCATTGTGGCCGATCGGGCCGCGGATGGGGCCGGATTGGCCGATCGGACAGGGGAGGAAACGGCAGCCCGCCTGCGCGGCCCCCGTCCGGCCGGGTTCCCGAAAAGTGCGCCTCCGACGTGTTAACATGCGCGTCCTGCCCGTGTGTCCGCCTGCCTTCCAGGCCTGCCGCGCGCGGCATCCTCCCGGCGTTTCGCCGTCAACCGCAACATCATCCGCCATCATGTCCGCAGGCCTCAACCCCGCTCAGAACGAAGCGGTGCGCTACCTCGACGGTCCCTGCCTCGTGCTCGCCGGCGCGGGCAGCGGCAAGACCCGCGTGATCACGCAGAAGATCGCGCACCTGATCGAAGCGAAGGGCTTCGAGCCGCGCCACATCGCGGCCGTCACGTTCACGAACAAGGCCGCCGCCGAAATGCGCGAGCGCGTGTCGAAGCTGCTGGAGGGCAAGACGCTCACCACGCCCGGCAAGGAAGGCCGCAAGGTGCCCGTCAACCAGCTCACCGTGTGCACGTTCCACTCGCTCGGCGTGCAGATCCTGCGCCAGGAAGCCGAGCACGTCGGCTTGAAGCCGCAGTTCTCGATCATGGATTCGGACGACTGCTTCGGGATGATCCAGGAGCAGATCGGCACCACCGACAAGGGCCTGATCCGCAAGATCCAGAGCACCATCTCGCTGTGGAAGAACGGCCTGATCATGCCCGACGAGGCGATGACGATCGCGGCCAACGAGGACGAGCACCAGGCGGCGCTGGTCTACCGCAACTACGTCGCGACGCTGCATGCGTACCAGGCGGTCGATTTCGACGATCTGATCCGCCTGCCGGCCGAGTTGTTCGCGAAGAACGAACAGGTACGGGACCGCTGGCAGAACAAGCTGCGCTATCTGCTGATCGATGAATACCAGGACACCAACGCGTGCCAGTACGAGCTGCTGAAGCAGCTCGCTGGCCCGCGCGCCGCGTTCACGGCGGTGGGCGACGACGACCAGGCGATCTACGGCTGGCGCGGCGCCACGCTCGAAAACCTCGCGCAGCTCGGCAAGGATTTCCCGAAGCTGCACGTGATCAAGCTCGAGCAGAACTACCGGTCGACCGTGCGGATCCTGACCGCCGCGAACAACGTGATCGCCAACAACCCGAAGCTGTTCGAGAAGAAGCTGTGGTCCGAGCACGGGATGGGCGACTCGATCACCGTCACGCCGTGCAACGACGAGGAGCACGAAGCCGAATCGGTCGTGTTCCGGCTGTCCGCGCACAAGTTCGAGCGGCGCGCGCAGTTCCGCGACTACGCGATCCTGTATCGCGGCAACTTCCAGGCGCGGATCTTCGAGCAGGTGCTGCGGCGCGAGCGGATCCCGTACGTGCTGTCCGGCGGCCAGTCGTTCTTCGACAAGGCCGAGATCAAGGATCTGTGCGCGTACCTGCGCCTGATCGCGAACGCCGACGACGATCCCGCGTTCATCCGCGCGGTCACGACGCCGCGCCGCGGGATCGGCAACACGACGCTGGAGGCGCTCGGCTCGTTCGCCGGCCAGGCCAAGGTGTCCCTGTTCGAGGCCGTGTACATGGGCGGGATCGAGGCGCGGCTGTCCGCGCGGCAGGTCGAGCCGCTGCGCATGTTCTGCGACTTCATCCAGCGCCTGACCGATCGCGCGGACAAGGAGCCCGCGACCGTCGTGCTCGACGACATGATGGAGGCCATCCACTACGAGGCCTACCTGTACGACGCGTTTGACGAGCGGCAGGCGCAGTCGAAGTGGCAGAACGTGCTCGAATTCCTCGAGTGGCTGAAGCGCAAGGGCACGAAGCCCGAGACGGAAGCCGTCGACGGCGAGGCGGAAGGGTTCCACAACGCGGACGGGCTCGCCGATACCGGCAAGAACCTGCTCGGCCTGATCCAGACCGTCGCGCTGATGTCGATGCTGGAAGGCAAGGACGAGGATCCGGACGCCGTGCGGCTGTCGACCGTCCATGCATCGAAGGGCCTCGAGTATCCGCACGTGTTCCTGGTCGGTGTCGAGGAAGGCATCATGCCGCACCGCGGCGGCAGCGAGGACGACGGCCCGATCGACAGCGAGCGGATCGAGGAGGAGCGCCGGCTGATGTACGTCGCGATCACGCGTGCGCAGCGCAGCCTGCATCTGAACTGGTGCAAGAAGCGCAAGCGGGCGCGCGAGACGGTCGTGTGCGAGCCGTCGCGCTTCATCCCCGAGATGGGGCTCGATGAAGCGCCGCCGCCGACGCCGGAGGAAGCGCCGATGACGCCGAAGGACCGGCTCGCGAGCCTGAAGGCGTTGTTGCAGAAGTGATATGCGCGATGGCCTTCGTTTCGGCCTCCGCAAAACAACACCCCCGCGATGCGTGTGCGCCGCGGGGGTTTTTTCTGGCCGGCAGGCGTTACTTCGCCGAGTTGACCATGTAGTCGACGGCCGCCTTCACGTCGGCATCGGACGCGCTCGACCCGCCCTTCGGCGGCATCGCGCCCTTGCCGTGCAGCGCGTAGTTGTAGACGGTATCCATCGACTCCTTCAGGCGCGGCGCCCAGTCCTCCTTGCTGCCGAACTTCGGCGCGCCGAGCACGCCGGCCGCGTGACACGCCTGGCACACCTGCGTGTACAGCGCCTTGCCGGCCGATGCGGCGTCGGCGCTGGTCGGTGCGGCCGCGGGCTTTTCGCCGGCCTTCGGAATCGCGGCGATCGCAGCCATCGCGGCGGCGGCTTGCGCATTGGATGCGTCGGCGCCCGATGCGCCTGCCGTGGCCGCCGCGCCGCTCGCTGCCGGCGCCGCATTGGCGGCGGGGGCAGCCGGCTCGGGGAAGTTCGCGCCGTCGTTGTTCGCCATGTAGACGATCGCACGCGCGATTTCATAGTCGCTGACGTCGTCGGGGTTCGTGCCGCCGCGCGGCGGCATCGCGCCCTTGCCCGACAGCGCCGTCTTCAGCAGCGTGTCGAAGCCCTGCGAGATGCGCGGCGCCCAGTCGTCCTTGTTGCCGAACTTCGGCGCGCCGGCGGCGCCCGTGCCGTGACAGGTCACGCACACGGCCTTGTAGACTTGCTCGCCGGTCTTGTACGTGCGGGGCGCATTGGCGTCCTTCACGTCGACCTTCGCGATCGGTGCAATGCGCGCGGCGACCTGTTCGTCGGAGAGCGCGTCCGTGCCTGCGCCCGCACGGAACGCATGATTGGCATAGGTGGCAAACAGGACGATCACGGCGATCGGAATCGCGAATGATGCGATGACAACGGCAATCAGCTGCCCGGGAGTTTTGACGGGAGATTCGTGGGGTGCTTCGCTCATGCTTGCCTCGTCTCCATTAATAGGAATTGTGAGCGCGGTGCAACGGCAAAATGGCAGTCCAATGAAGCACGGACGATTATAGACGGAACGTTTACATCACGGCGAGCGGTGCGAAGGCGCGTGTTTACCCGCACGAAAGGGGGCTGGGCGGGGATTCGGGCGGGCAAGGTGGACGCGTCATGGGAAACCGGGTATCCTTGCCGTCTTGCCAATGGTGGCGGCCGGTTTATCGGGGTCGTTTCACTGTTGTCACTGTCACACGCGCCCGTAGCTCAATGGATAGAGTACTGCCCTCCGAAGGCAGGGGTTGCTGGTTCGATCCCAGCCGGGCGCGCCAAGCCTAGTAAGGCTTCCAGCGGTTTTCCCCCTTCTACCTGCCTTGTCCGGTGTAGCTAAAGTACACCCACGCTTTCGTTATCCTGTCATTTGCATTGCCTCCCGTTCCGCCGGTGCCGGCATCGGAATCACTGTGGCTACTGGCGTATGCGGCGTCACCCACTGCGCGAGATGGTCGGCTGACAGGTGCGCGTAACGTTGCACCATCTCCATCGTTTCCCATCCCCCGAGTTCCTTGAGCACTTGCAACGGCGTTCCGCGTTGCACATGCCAGCTCGCCCAGGTGTGCCGCAGGTCATGCCAGCGAAAATCCTTGATGTGTGCCCGTTTCAACGCTTTTCGCCACGCCTCCGTCGTGGTCTGGTAGACGGGGGCACCCTTGTACACAAACACGCTGTCGACATGCTCGGCCTTCCGTTTCTTCGCGAGCTGCTGTCGCAGTAGTGCGACAGCAGTTTCCGATAGCGGGACGGTAATCGCCTTACGTGCTTTCGCCTGGTCCGGGTGGATCCAGGCGACGCGGCGCACCAGGTCGACCTGAGACCATTGCAGGCCCGTGACATTGGCGCGCCGCAGCCCGGTTTCCAGGCTGAACTGCGCCATCGCCGCGAGGTGTTCCGGCAACTGCGCGAGTAGCCGGCCAGCCTCAGCCTGACTGAGCCAGCGTATGCGCTTCGCGGTCGACTTCTTCCGCTTCCGCACCGGCGCCCGCGCGATCCACCCGCGTTCCGCTGCGTGATTCAGCACAGCTACGATGACGCCTCCGACGCGGCGCACCGTTGCGGCCGAAACCATCCTGCCGGTGGGCTTCGGCCCGCTTCGCGTGCGAACTATGACCGGCTCCACTCGCTTCGCGCGCTCGACCTCGTCGATCTTGTCGCGGTCGATGTTGACGAGCAGTTCGCCGTTGAGATGCGGATCGAGCCAGCGCAAGTGAATCTTCGTTGTCTCGATGCTGGCGATGCCTTCGCGGTCCTCCAGATACGCAACTACGGCATCGTTCCACGTGTATTGCGGCGTGTGGCCGAGCTTCGCCTGATCCCACAGGCTTGCCTTCAGCCGGTCGTGGAATTCCTGCGCCCTGGCTTTGTCGTCGGTGCCAGTGCTGCCCTGTAACGGTTTGCCGCCGCCAGGGGGTACAGCTTGTAATACCAGTTCGTACTTCTCTCACGTTTATAGAGCGACATCTTTCAATTTCTCCGGGACGGTCGCCCTGCACAACTCGCGGAATCCATTCTCCGGCGAGGTAGCGCTGCAGGGCAACTGTCGAAAACATCCAGCGTTTGCCGACCTTCCGACCAGGCAGCACGCCGGCCTTAGCCTTCAGCCGCACCGTTTCCGGATGCGCAACGAGCATTGCCGCAGCGCCGAGTAGGTCGATGGTGCTTGCCGACACGGCGCCAATACCGCTCGTAGGGGAGGCATACGCAGCGCGAATCGGGGATTGGGGGTTCGGGCGAAATTCGTTCATAACCAATTGATTTTATTGGGCATTCGTTGCCCCTATTTACCCTCAAATTTGCGAGGCAGGCCGTCCTAATTCGGGGCCTAAAAAATAGGCAGCGTCCGCAATTGAGGGCAAAACGGGCATGACTCGGGGCGTTGCGTTCGGGTCGATTCCTTGCCTCACTTCGTATTCTTTCTTCTTCTTTTTCAACGAATTAGAGAGAGAAGAGAAAGGGGCGACGGCGGCCGGCGCAAAAATCGGACTAGGGGCAAAAGCGGCACGAATAGGGGCAAATTCGACACGACACGGGGCGGGTGTCTTCTCAACAATCAATGACTTACGAGCGCAGACACCCCGAATCCCCGAGTTTTCTGCGCTGCCTGCCCATACCCTGTGGAAAAATCCGCCCGCGCGGCCCCTCTCCCTCAAGGCCCGCGTAGTTGCCCGGCCGTTTCGACTTGCGGGGGGGTACGGGGGGAATCGCAGCGTCGCGCGGATCGCGTACCGCACGATCTTCGCGCTCTGCACGATGACTTCGTCGGCCTGCGGCCGCTTCTTCTCCGGCGCCTTCCTGACGATGCCGAGCAGTTCCTCGTTCGCGGTACCGTCACCTTCGCGCGACAGGACCGTGACGATCATCACGCATGGCGACGGGCTGTAGGCGGTGGCCGCCTTCATGCGGCCGTCGGCAGCCCGCGCGAGAAATACATACGCGTCGGTCGGCCCGGCAACTGAAAACCCACGCGGCGCGAGCTGGATGCGTTCGTGCAGGTTGTCGTCGTCCTCGTAGACGGGATCGATACCCTTGTCCGGATCGCCCGGCGAAATCATCAGGCGGTCGACGTCGAAGAGGGCGCCGATATGCTCGAGCGTGGTGCCCTTCGCATACGCGAGCAGGATGCCGCGAGGCGGCGGTTCAGGTCGGCAAAATCATCCATGCGGCGAGGATGCCGCGCGCGCGGGAGAGGGTCACGCAGAGGTGGTTGTGCCTAAACGTGGCACAACGAAAAAGCCCACTGGCGGGTGCATGGCGGGCTTTGGGATCGGGACGGTGAATGCGTAGCGCGTTCTCTTCAGAGAGGTGCAAGTTTGTCCGGTTACAGGAGAACAGCGTCGCGGCAATGTAGTAGATGACTTCATCTCCGCCGAACCTCGTCCGAATACCGTGCTACTGTCGGTTTCCTTACTTTTCTTTCGTTTTCCATACTTCAAATCTCCCGTTACAGCCAAGATCAGAAGTCTCCTACTTTCCCGGCGGTTCAGCTTGTCCCTTGGTTATCTTAAATTTGCAAATCAATTCGGTTGACGAACCGCATGCAGTGACCTATGTTCATTATGTCTTACTTTTCGGTGGTAATTGGGTTGTATGTTTACATTTAAAAAGAGAGGGATTGATCATGAGCAATCTAACCGATGATCAGATTAAGCAAATTAAAATTCGCTTCGATGAGTACGACGACGATAAAGATGGAATTATTGTTGAATCTGAATTCAAAAAAATTCTAGGTGAGTATTTGTCTGATGATGAAGTAAATAAGATGCTTAAAAATATGGATACAGATGAAAATGGTGGCGTTAGCCTTGATGAGTTCTCTAAAGCAAATTATTAAGATATTTCTTGTTTTTGATGATGGACGTCGGTAAAGGCTTAACTAGTACCGTCGTGACAGGAGCGTTGAGGAGCTGGAAGATGGCGGAAGCGCGGCTCGAGTTGGGGCTGCGCTCTCCGTCCACTTCCACAGCTCTCCCATAACATCTTGCTGGTGAGATTGTCTCCGCGTGTGGGGTGTCCATTCTGACAACCTGTGTTCATCCGAACCAGCGGGCTCCATTCGTGCTGCGATAGCGTATTGTGCTACCGCGACAGGAAGTCGAGGACGACATCCGCGATTCGGCCGACGTCTGCATCGGCCAGGCCGAGCAGCGCGCGCGCCGGATACTGGACGACCGGGCCGTTATGTTCGACCCGATCGCGCAGGCCCTCCGGGTGGACGCGCGCCATGCGCTCGACCTGGCGCGTGAAATGCAGCACCGACGCGTCGGCGGTCGACGCGGTTTTGAGGAAGCGCGCGGTGCGCAGCTTCGCGAACATCGCGCGGCGGATGCGGCCCTTCTTGCGCCGGGCCTGCGGCTTGCGTGGCGCGTACCGGCTGCCGTCCGGGTTGCGAGCCTCGGCGATGCGCCGCGAATGGCGCCGGCGCAGCTCGACGGCCAGCCCTTTCGCCAGGACCGCACGCTGCGCGGGCGTGAGCTGACCGAGCAGGCCGGACGCCCATTCCTCGGCGCGGGACAGTCGGTCGACCATCAGGCCCCCGCGATCGGCGGCTCGCCGAAGTGGCGAATCTCGTAGCCGTCCGGCCGCTCGAGCACGCCGACGCGCTCGGTCAGCTTGAGCAGAATCTCGACGTCGGATTTGCCGTTGTCGAGCAGTTCGGCCTGGAACTTGAACCCATCACGGCAGAGGTCGCGGTTCAGCAGCAGCTCGGGCTGGTGGATCTTCAGCGAGGCAATGATCGGCACCATCAGATGATCCGAATGGCCGGCGTAGTCGGTCACGACGATGTCGAGCGTGTACGCATACTCGAACGACAGCGACTTCGCTGCGGTGACGGCAATCGACCCGTGTTCGATGAAGATGTGCAGCCGGTCGGGATCGCGCGCGAACTCGGGCAAGGCGGCGGTGAGCGCTGCGCGCAGGCTGTTGGGCTTGTTCATGGCGCCGGTTCCTCCGTGTCGCGTACTCGGGCCTGCAGCGCGATCAGTTGCTCGGCGTTTTCGTGGCAGGTGGTGTAGTTGCCGGCGACGGTGGCGGCGACGGCAGAGAGCGCAACGCCCGAGGGGCCGCATCAGCGTCTCGGGGATCGCCCACCGGCACGTTGGCGGCGGCGCTGTCGTGCACGCGCACAAAGCCGACAGGGACAGTACAAGCACGATCGGCTTCGCGATCGACATAGACGGGAACCTCCTTGATCATGGTGTCGCCGCTTCTCGCGGACGACCTGGACGCGGTCGACGTACTGCGTGACGACCTTCACGTTGCGGCGTGCCGTGTCGCGCTCGGTCGTTTGCTCGCGCAGGTCGCGCGCGAGATCGTCAACGCGCTGGCCGGCGTCGACCAGGCGCGCATGCTGGATCGCGACTACGACGACCGCGGCGGCCAGCGCGATCGCGCCAGCGACGAAGATGCGAACGCTGGTCGTCACGCGGCCGCCCGGCTGTAGCGATCGAACGCCCGTTCGAGCTTCACGTCGTACAGGTTCTCGGCGTACGCGCGGCCGTTGTACAGCTCGGCGAACTTCGCCCACTTCCGGCCGCGCAACGCGGCGAGCAGCGTCTTGTCGGCGACGATGAAACGGACGAACGCCTCGAGCTGCTCGGCTTCGCTGACCTTCATCGCGTCGACGAACGCGAACACGTCCGGGTAGCCGAGTGCCCTCCAATGGAAGCCCATGATTTGAAACGCGCCCCAGCTCGTCGCCTCGAGCGCGCACACAGTCGAAATCTGCGACGCGCTTGCCAGGCGAGCATATTCCGCCGTGTCGCCGGCGTAGCCGCCTCGCTTCGGGTTGACCAGGGCCGGGTACTTCGCTGCCAGTGCGTCGGCGTCCAGGCCGGCCGCCGCGAGCTGGCGACACATGACGTGCCGCTCGTACAGGATCACGGGCCGGCCGTCCGGGAGAAAGCCGGCGCCGTGCGATTCCACTTCGTTGACGGCGCGCACGGCCGCAAGATCGACCTGCAGCCGATCGGCTGAACGTTGCAGATCTGCGTCGGTCAGGTGTCGCGGGTCGCGCCGGCCGGACGCGAGCGTCGACCAGGTCTTCGGGCCGGCGATGCCGTCCGCGACCAGGCCGTGAGATGCCTGGAACGCCATGACGGCGGTGCGGGTTGCGTTCCCGTAAATCGCGTCGGTATCGATACGCGCGCTAGCGGCGACGAGCTGGCGCTGCAGGTAGCCGACATCCGTGCCACGGTCGCCCAGGCGAAGGGTCTTATACATGGCGCCCCCATACCTTGAATTGCAGCACGCGCGCGATCAGGGAGTCGCGCGGATTGCCACGGTGGAACAGCTCGACGACGTTGCCGCGCACGCCGTACACGGCCAGGCACAAGACGCCGACCAGGACTGTGTCTGCGAGCCCCGACGGCGGTAGTGTGCCGAATGCCGCGCGGATCGGCGCGGCGCCGGCAGCGACGGCCAGGGCATAGGCCAGGCACGACGCGAGCAGACGGTGCGCGCCGGCGCCCCGGCGGGAGGTGATCAGG